GTAAGGTATATCTTAAACAGTACATTACTGATTATATACAAGTTGGTGGACAAGTCAATAGATATTCTCGTATAAATATAGAAAATATCAAAGGAAAAGACCTTGCCCACCAACTTCTTCTTCAGGAACAGCGATTACAATCCTGAGCAGAATCTGCTACAGAATCTAGCAGACGAAATGATTCAGATTTTTGGTATCGATTGCTATTATCTTCCGAGAACAACAAACTATATTGATAAGTTATTTGATGAAGCACCAACGTCTTCATTTAACGTGGCTATTCCACTTGAAATGTATATTAATGATTATGAAGGTTTCCAAGGTGAAGGCGATCTACTCAGCAAGTTCGGGCTAAACGTAGCAGACAAACTTACACTATCGGTGAGTCGTCGTAGGTTCGCACAAGACATTGGTAGCATATACAACTTGATTCGCCCACAAGAAGGTGATCTTGTTTACTTTCCATTCACAACTGGTATTTTTGAAATCAAGTTCGTTGAACATGAAAGATCCTTCTACCAGACTGGATCGCTACAATACTTTGAGTTGCAGCTAGAGAAGTTCAACTACGATTCGGAACAGTTCAACACTGGCATCGCAAACATCGATTCGATCCAACAGAACTATTCAGTGGCAGACAGTAACTTCTGGTATCTCACCGAAGCAAGTTACGATCTTATTACCGAAGCTGGTTATGATATTGTCAACGAAACTTTTGTTCTAGATGAAATCGATCCATCAACACAGAATGAAGAGTTTGTAGCTTTGGCAAACACCTTCGTGGACTGGTCGGTTACTAATCCATTTGGGAACGACATTTAGATTTTGTGCTTTCTAGCAAAGTGCATAGGAAAGCCACATCTGGCCATTTCTTTTCTACACAAAACACAAGAGACTCTATGTTTGTTTCTATCTGCCGAAGCTGCTTTCCATTCGTCTGTGCATCTTGCCTTTGCTTTTTCTGACAAACGTTCGCGTAGTTCTTGATTATTCATTGCTTCTTTTGTTCCTATAGATATACTATTCTTTTCGTCATTTGTTCTAGGAACTTTATATCTATCGTTTTCCTCTCGTGATTTGGGATTTACTCTATATTTCATAAATCTTTTTCTGCAATTTTCCTTTTCTTCTTCTGATTTATTAGACCATCTGATTGAAGCTTCGCTTGACATCTTAGACAATCTTTCCACAGTAAAACTATTTCTTTGTTTTTGTTTTGTTTCTTCTGAAAGTTTATAACCACCAGAATTTCTCCAACGAATGTTGGATATCGCTTCATTTATATACATAGGACTTACATCTACATTGAAGTGTTTGTGTAGATAAGATTCGTGATTTATAGCAGATTCTCTTGTATCAAATATTTTTATGATTTTGGTTTTGAAAAATGAAGGATTTCGCTTCATCTCTTCAATCCAAACTTTCTTGTGTTTTTTTGATGTAACGGTTCCATGATATCCACTATTGATTTTGGATATCGTGCTGTAACCGATATAGAACGGAGGAAGTTTGTTGCCAATATAAATAGTAATATATGTACAATACATGCTGATGCTCCTTCAAAGCGTTAGAGTAGATGGGTTTCGGCCAAGTCACCGCGATCTACAACTATATTTATATAAACCGATTCGGGAGAAGTGTTATTTTTGGCAACAACTTTTATTTTGGCAGTATCAGAAAGTATATTGTTCTGTTTGGTTCGTTGTTCAATGATATTCTCATTGATCGCGTCAATGAGGCAGGAGATGCTGTTGATACGCTGAAAGTGCCATTATCATATGGTCCAAAAGATCGTTATCTCGTTCGACTTCAAGAGAACCCAGACTTGCTACGCCAGGTCAATCAGGTTCTACCTAGAATGTCTTTTGAAATCAAAAGTGTTGAATACGATTCATCGCGTAAGTTAAACACGGTTGGCAAGAATGTCAATCTAACAAATATGGGCAACACACTCGGGTATCAGTACAATCCTGTTCCGTACAACTTTAACATCGATCTATCGATTCTTGCTAGAAACGCCGATGATGCTTGTCGCATTGTAGAACAGATTTTGCCATTCTTCAAGCCAGAGTGGACAACAGCGATCAATCTCATTCCAGAAATGGGTATTGTGATGGATATTCCTGTTGTTTTAAAAAACATTCAGTATGAAGATACTTACGAAGCCAGTTTCAATGACCGCTATGCTATCATTTGGGAACTTCAGTTCGTTCTCAAAGGCTATATCTTTGGTCCAATCTCAACACAGGGCGTCATCAATACTGTTGATATCAACTTCCGTGTATCTGGTGATAACGATACTTTTGTTGGCACAATCAGTAACGGCAGTAACACAATCTTTACAAATGCCGATATTGATTCTATCGATGTTGGTTCTAGGATTACAGCAAACGTTCAAGGATTGCCAGCAAATACAACAGTAACCGCGGTAAATACGACATCGGTTTCACTTAGCAACATATATACTGGTTTAAACTCTAACGTAACCTTTACAACTTCTGGCAACTCTCCTATTGCAGAATATGTACAGATTACTCCTGGTCTAGATGCGAATGGAAATCCAACAAGCAATGCTTCCATTTCTATTCCTGTATCAGAGATTGAAGCTAACAGCAACTATGGTTACATAAAAGATTGGTTTACAAATATCGGGTGATATATGAACATAGCGAATAATCAAATCATTTCACAAAAACTAGGCCTTAGCCCAATGAACGACTCGGTTGGGTTTCCGACAAAGAAGTTGCCTACACAGGCTATTCTTGTTCAAGACGAATCGCAAACCAATGCAGAGAACGATTACGACTTTGCGCGTAAGAATCTCTATGACATCATCGAAGCTGGTCAGGAAGCACTCACAGACATGCTGGAGTTCGCAAAGCAGTCTCAGTCGGCATCTGCATACGAAGTTGTTGGCACACTGGTGAATGGCTTGGTGACAGCTAACCAGAAGCTATTGAACTTAAGCAAGCAAGTCAAAGAGATCCAGAAGATGGACAAAACACCAGAAGAAGCAGAAAAGACTACTGGTAATGTAACTAACAACCTATTTGTGGGAACAACCGCTGAGTTGCACAAACTGCTCAAAGGTGAATAATGGCAGAATACTATAATAATAACCAAAATCTAAAAGCCGTCAACGTTCCTGTTGAGTGGGATTTAGATAAGGTAAAAGAGTTTAAAAGATGTGCTGAAGATCAGATTTACTTTATTAAAACATACTGTAAGATTGTTAGTGTTGACGACGGTCTAATCAACTTCAATCTTTGGCCATTTCAGGAGAATATGGTCAATACATTTGAGACAAATCGTTTCTCTATTTGTAAACTGCTTCGTCAGTGCGGTAAGACAACTACAGTTTGCGCTTACATGCTGCATAAACTTCTTTTCAATAAAAACTATGCTATTGCTATTCTTGCCAACAAAGACATGCAGGCACGAGAAATCCTTAACCGTGTGAAGTTGATGTTTGAACATCTTCCCAACTGGTTACAGCAAGGCGTGAAGCGTTGGAATGAAGGCGACATTGAACTAGAGAACGGATCAAAGGCACTTGCATCAGCCACCGGTGGTTCTGCTGTTCGTGGTAAGACGTTCTCACTTCTATATCTTGATGAGTTTGCGTTCGTTCCTAACAACATTCAAGAATCATTCTTCGCTTCAGTTTATCCTACGATCACTTCAGGTAAGACAACTAAAGTTATCATCACTTCAACACCGAATGGGATGAACCTATTCTATAAGTTGTGGTCCGATTCGGAACAAGGGCGTAACACATACGTTCGCTGCTCTGTTAACTGGAGAGACGTTCCTGGTCGTGACGAAGCATTCAAAGATGAATATATCAAAAACACCAGTGAACGTCAGTGGAGACAGGAATTTGAATGTGTTGCAGAAGAAACTATGATAGATGTCTACGATACAACAACAAATGAATATATGTGCATTCCTATAAGTCAACTATATAATACACTTTGAGATAGAGTTTCTTGGTTTTATAAATACAATAGAACTAGGAGATTTTTATGCATAGAAAAATATATGAAAAAGAGTATGGTCCTATTCCGAGAGATACAGAAGGTAGATCATATGAAATACATCATGTTGATGGTAACCATGCCAATAATGATATCATGAATCTTACTTGCGTGAGTATACAAGAACACTATGATATACACTATTCGCAGGGTGACTATGGCGCTTGTGTAATGATAGCAAAACGAATGGGTATGTCTCCGACATATATTAGTGATATACAAAAAGGTAAGAAAAGACCTGGTGTTGGCGGTGTAAAAAAGGGAACCACACCTTGGAATAAAGGCATCAGTGGATATTCTTTACCTAAAGCAAGTGAAGCAAAGAGAGGTAAAGTTTATCACAGCAAACTTGGTGAAAATGTTGACGCTATACTTGAACTATACAACACTAGACCATATATTGATGGAGTGGGTAAAGTTCAAAAGAATGGTAAAGTTTTATCATATGAACAAGCATTTAGTAAAAAGTATGCAGAAGAATATGGCGTAACATCTGCATGTATTAGAAAACTAGTAACAGGTAAAAGTTTCAGTGCAGTATAAAGAAAACACAAGATACAGAATAAAAACTCCTTTAGGATATAAAGATTTTTCTGGTGTGGTGTCAAAAACTACAGATACTTTGATTCGCTTTGATTTTGATGATACGTTTATTAGAGTATCACCTAAACATGTCTTTTTGACAGATAGTGGATTTTCTTTTGCAAAAGATTTGTCAATAGGACAAACAATAACTGGGAAAAAAATATCTAAGATTACGCTACTTACAGAAGGACCATATATAGTTTATGATCCAGTAGGCGTTGAAGAATCTGAAACATACTACTCTAATGATGTTGTGTCACACAATACAGAGTTCCTTGGTTCATCTAATACACTGATTGATGGTAACAAACTAGCACAGCTTACCTACATTGATCCTATTCTAACAAACAATGATGTTGATATGTATGAGGACGTGAATGAAAGTCGCGTCTATGCTACTGTGGTTGATACATCCCGTGGTTCTGGTATCGATTATTCTGCATTCATTGTGTTTGACATCACAGACGTACCATATCGAGTGGTAGCAAAATATCGTAATAATGAAATCGAATCTTTGGTTTATCCTACGATCATCTACAACGTGTCGCGACATTACAATGATGCATATGTTCTAGTTGAAATCAATGACGTTGGCCAACAGGTGGTGGACATTCTACAGCACGATCTAGAATATGAAAACGTACTATCAACAAAGACTAAAGGTCGCGCTGGCCAGAAGATCGGCGGCACTATGGGCGGTGTTCGTTTTGCTATGGGTGTTCGTACCACAACACAAGTCAAGCGTATTGGTTGTGCCAACTTTAAGAGTTTGGTTGAGAATGATAAGCTGATAATCAATGACTATGATCTTCTTCAAGAAATGTATCGCTTTGTTGAACACAATGCAAAGTATCAAGCCGAAGAAGGAAGTCATGATGACCTTGTTATGTGCTGCGTTCTGTTCTCTTGGTTAGTACATCAAGACTATTTCAAAGAACTAAGCAACAACGATGCAAGACTTGAAGTTTTGGCCAACAATCAGAGACTTATTGAAGAAAATCTTGTGCCATTTGGTTATGTTGATGAAGCATGGGAAGATCCCAATGCAGGTGATGATTTCGAATCGTCATTCAGACAGTGGTTGATGATGTAGCATCTAGTATTAGTTTTTTATAAATACAATCAAAGCAAACATAATCATAACCTGTTTTTGCGATAAGGGAGATAACAATGGCAATTCAAGTCAGTCCAGGCGTAAGCGTTACCGAATACGATGCAACCACAACAGTACCTGTCGTTTCGACCACAACTGGCGCTATTGCTGGTGTGTTTCGTTGGGGTCCAATCGGTCAGCTAGTTCTAGTTGATTCAGAAGTAACTCTATGGAAGCGTTTTGGTAAGCCAACCAATCTAAACGCCGAAACATTTTTCACAGCCGCAAACTTCCTTGCTTATGGTAACTCACTATACGTAAGTCGCGCTGCTAACACAACAGATACTACAACTGACGGCTATGGTACATTTAGTGCTATCGCTGATACAAGTGGCGCTATTGTTGCTAACGTTGCTGGTAATACGTATTGGGGTTCGAACGTTAACGCAAACTTCAATATCACAAACCAGACAGCATATAATACTGCTGCAAACAATGGTCAGTTTTCTTCAAATCCAACATACCTCTATACTGCAAAGTATCCAGGTGCAATCGGTAGCAGCCTTACAATCTCAACGGTTGATACTGCTAACGCATATTCATCAAACTTGGTGAATATCTCAAATACAACATTCACATTCAACTCGAATACTGCTGTACTTTCATTCAACGATACTTCAGCCATCATCAATGCTGCTACTGCTGCTGCTAACCTAGCTTCATATGTTGCATATCAAGCATTAACAGTTGGTGACTGGATCACAGTTGGTAACACAACAATCGGTACACAGACACTACAGGTTGCTTCGAAGGGCACTGCTCCTGCACTAGTAATCAATGCTGGCGTAACATTCACTGCTTCGTCAAACACTGTTACTGGTCTAAGCGGAATGACAAATGCTTACATTGGTTATTCTGTAAGTGCTTCTATTGCTGGTCTTGCTAACAACACCACAATCGTTTCTGTTCCAAGTTCAACATCAGTTGTTCTATCAAGCGCATTCACAGGATCAACCGGTTCAGCAACAATCAAAGCTGCACAAGAGTTCCTAAACCTTTCATTCTATACTCCATACACAATCTCAACACCTTGGAACGTTTCAGGTAACGTTGGTCGTCTATGGCAGTATTACAGTTCTGTAACTGGTGCACCAGCGGTTTCTTACTACGGTCAGAACTATGGCAATAGTGCTGCTGTTGATCAGATCCATGCTGTTGTCACAGATACACTAGGCAAGTTCACTGGCGTTCCAGGTCAAATCCTAGAAGTATTCCAGGG